CCGGGGTCGCGTTCGCGATCGCGAACGCCACGGCCGACGCGTCGGTGACCACGGCGTAGGACTCGTTCCGCCTTAGTCTTAGGTCGGCCGATCAAAAAACACGCCGCGACAGCACAAATGTCGCGGCGTGTCAACTTTTTTCGTGTGTGATTAATCACACATTTTTTGTTGTGATCTTCATCTCATTCGATTCATCCACAGTCATGCTGACATCGGTGTGAGGTTCGTCACACTCTCGAGGCACGGCGCGGTGCGCGTCTACCTCGTCGTCGTCCGGCTTGTGATCGAATGTTGTTGCGTACGTGAATGTTTCATCACTGAACGGGACGCCGGGGAACGACAGCTCGCGTGCCGTCTTCCCCGATCGGAGCGGTTCGTCGGGGCCGAGGTGCGAGCCCACGGTCATGTGGCCGTGCAGTTGCAGGCCGGCATCGTAGAGCAGGTACAGGTGGTAGTGGCTCGGGGTGTCGTTCATGCGTAGTCAACTCCAGTTCCGTTGCAGTCGGGGCAGCCGATGCGCGGCAGGTGCTGCGTTCCGTCCTCGACGCAAGCATCACAACGGCAGGGCACATCACCCGAACCGTCGCACGTGTCACAGACACGCTCCTCCGGCTCGCTGCCGGCCACCAGGTCGCCGGCCATGTTGTAGAGCGGGGGAGCCTGATCCGGCCCGGTCTGACCGTCGAGCCGGCTCAACATCGCCTCCGTCCGGTGGAGGGCAGCGAGGGCGTCGCCGTCCATCACGCCGGACACGGCAGCGCGGCAGACCAGCCGCACATCGTCCATCGCGGAGTCCGCCAGCAGCACATAGTCACTCATCCCCGAACACCTCCCGGATCGCGGCCTCCATCTCGATAGGCAAGGTGGTCTGACCGATGCGCTCCTCTACGGCGCGCGTCAGGAGCCGCCGGAGCACCTTGAGGTCGTCCGGCCGCGTGATCGGCTCGACACGGAGCACGCGGACCGTGGGGGTGGCGCGGTCGGTGTCGGTGTCGATAGTGATGCGAGCAGTGTCGATCACCACGACGGCGACATGCCGGCCGGCCGGCCGCTCGACCAGCTCGCCGGCAATCGACGGCAAACCGTTGTTGACGTGGCCCTTGGGCAATCCGGAGGTCATCTTGACCTCGATATATTCCTCGCTCATTGTCTCGCCTTTCACCATTGCCGCGACGGCGGAGCTGCCGCCACGGGAGCTTTTATCGGGTTGGACGCAAACCACACGTCCAACGGCATGTTCTGCCGGCGCCTGTTGCACTTGCCGTGAGCCGGCCGGAGGTTTTCGAGTCGATCGGCGCCGCCGAGGGACCGGGGGATCAGGTGGTCCGCCGTGGTGGCGCCTGGCAGGCCGCACAGGTGGCAGCGATCGCCGTGCGTGGCGAGGGTGAGCCGCACAAGCCTCGCTGCGAAGGATCCGCCCCATTTACGCCGGATCGCCGTCACCGGGGATCCCGGAGTCGTCGCAATGATCGCAGAGCATCGGGCCGTCCAGATCCGTCAGCTCGGTCCCACAGTCGAAACAGCGTGTCGGGTCGAACGCGATCGCGTCGTGGTGGTCTACGGGGTCCATTGCCACACCTCACCGGACAGGCAACCGTCGAGCTGGCATTCCGGTTCGGGATGCGCGCCAGCCATAATCACGGTGAACAGGAACGCGATCAGGGCGCCGGCCGCGACGGCGGCGAGGAGCCAGAGCACTTGCGCGCGGGTCATCACAAATCCCCTTTGGTGATATCGGGGTCACCGAGCATCGTCAGCATTTCCGATGCGGCCTGATCGAGCGCTGACACGGCCGTCGCCATGTGCTGCCGCGCATTCAGTGCGGACAGCCGGTAGGAATCGGGTATCTCGTCGTCCGTGGCGGATAGTCCTTTCACGGCTGCACGTGCCACGATCACGCCGGCAGCTAGATCACCGATCGCATAGGCCGTTGCCTCGAACTCCGTCATCACGTCTCGCCTGTCTCTCACGGTCACTCCTCAGTCGTGGGGATCCATCGTTGGTCTATCGGGTATCGCCAGGTGGTTTGTTACGTCCAGGGATCTCCGATCGGAGCACCCAGGGGTGCCGGTGTCGGTCTGACCTCCCAGACCACCTCCCAGTTTTTACCGATCCCCGTTTGTCAGCCCAACGCCTATAGCCTCGTGTCCTGTTGGGACGCAAGGCTTTCGGTATGTACCTCCGGCGACGGGGATCAGTCGTCTCCGGTGGCTCACGCGCCGAGGCCGCGTGAAATTAGTTGAGGGATCACATACTCGGGGCGGTCGGTTAGCGTCGGACTCGCCTGATAGCGACGCGGAGCGGGAATCTAGTGGTGGGGTGTACCTCCGTCCTGTGAGTCGATCTCGAACAGGGACGGATCAGGGGCGGCGGCGGCCTCGCGCTCAGCGCGGCAGTCGCGGCAGATTCGATCGACGGGGATCCACGTCTTCGGATGGAACTTGCGCTCACACACGGCGCAGTGTTCTCCGGCGGGATCCAGGGGGCGCCCACGGCGCCATACGATGTCGTCAGACATAGATCAGAACCTCCCTATTCGCCGTAGGGACGTTTATATCACAGAGCACCCCACGGGTGGCCGACTGCGCTTCTGAAAGGCGAATAACAGGAGGTGCGGGCCGGCGGGATCCCGTGGGGTGCGTGAACATCGTATCAGCCCTAGAGTGCTCGGACGAATGTTGCAGTGAGCCGGCCGCGTAGACCGCCGTACAGGTTCTGTCCGCCGATCAGGTAACCGCCGGATCCCTGGAACACGCCGGCCCGGATCACGTCGCCGGCATTGAACTTGAACGTGCCGGACAGACGGGTCACGTGATCGCCGCCCTTCGAGCAGCGCGCAACGTCGATCGGAGTTGGCGCGCACCCTCCACGCGGATCATGCCGTCAGCCATTACGGCGCATCCCGTAGTCGTGTGAACGTCAACCACGACAACGCTGCCCCGGCCGTGTTCAGCGGCGCGTTCGTGAATTGAAATCCCTGGAGCTGGAATCGACGTTCAGCGGTAAGCAGTATCGGGCCGGTCGTCATGTTGAGAATGCCTGACTCCGTCGCGGTGGTTTCTATCGCGTGTTCGATCGCGCCCGTGCCATCTGTGTTCGTCGATCGGATCGTGCCGCGACGTTCACCGGTGACCGACGAGTTCCACGCGAACGCGACCTGAGCACTGATCTCCCATATGCCCGCGCCGGACGCCGGGACAGCGAACGTGTTGGACGACGTGATCAACCCGGCCGTGTTGAACTTCGCCGAAGGTAGGTTGAACGCCGTCGCGGAGTTGTGCGGGATGGACTGTATCCCTGTTGCCTCGAACCGTGCAATCTGCACTTGCGGAGCTGCGGGACCGGCCGGCCCCTGCGGCCCCTGGGGGCCGGTCGCGCCGGTGTCTCCCTTGGGGCCTGCCGGCCCCGTCGCGCCGGTGTCACCCTTGGGCCCGGTCGGGCCGGCCGGCCCCTGCGGACCGGTGGCGCCCTGCACGCCCTGCGGCCCCTGGGGGCCGGCGGGGCCGGCCGGACCCTCCGGGCCTTCGAGGGCGCCCAGATCACGCCAGGAGCTGCCGGACCACACGTGCAGGTGGCCGTCGTCGGTGGTGTACGCGGTGCCGGCGTCGGCCGGTGTGAGTCCGCCCGGCAGGTCTGCGGCAGTGGGGACGGATCCGCGTAGTTCGATGCCCTGCCCATCTTCGCCCTGGGGTCCGGCGGGGCCGGCGGGGCCGGTGGCGCCGCGCTCGCCCTGCGGGCCGGCAGGGCCGGTGGGGCCGGCGGGGCCGGCCGCTCCTGTCGCTCCTGTTGCTCCCGTGGGGCCCTGCGGTCCGGCGGGGCCGGTGGCGCCCTGCACTCCGGGAGTACCGGGGGCACCCTTGAGCTCGCCGGAACTCATCACGGCGTCGAGGCGGTCAGCCAGCGAACGGGTCACTTGGGCAATCGTCCAGAGCCCTTCGGTGTCCAGCATGTAGGGCAGTCTGTACTTGACGGTATATCCGGGCATAGCAACGCCTTTCGGAGGTCAGCGGAGGTTGTAAACCTGTCCATCGTTCGGCACGAACCGCATGTCGTACGGCGTGATGGAGTTGTCGATATGCCAGCGGTCCGGGTTGGCGAGGGTGATCGACTTGTTAATCATCGCCGGCGTGATCGGCACGAAATTATCCGGCAGCGGCATCACGGTCGGCAGTAGGTCCAGCTCGAAGAACCACTTCCCCGATCGGTAGCCCACGACGCCACCACCAGGGTGCCAGACAGGAGCGCGGCCGAGGGCGTAGGCGAACGGATCGCCGGCGAGTGCCACCATCCGGATGGTCTGCGCGGCCATAGTCAGAGACTCGAATGTGTTCCAATCCGGAACGTCCTGTGACTTCGCGGTATCCCACGTGAGCCGGGGATGGGGAGGAATCCCGCCGTCCTGCACGACGGTCCGGCGAACGTCCTCCAAGATCGGATCCACGAATGTTCCATCGTTGTACCAGGACTCGAACTCCAGCCGGGATCGCGGAGTCTCATCCTTGACGGTCAGTGTCGTCACGTGCCAGGCGCCGCCCGGTTTGTTGTACCACTTGCAGGAGATGTGGGTTATGTCCTGAATCATGTTCGAGGACAACGCGATACCGCCGGTCACGTCGCACGCGCCGATATATGCGGTCGGATAGGCCGCGGTGTCGATCGGGTCTTCCTTGCCGGTCGGATCGCCCCACGTCGGGGGGTAGAGCTTCACGGAGCTGCCGGCGAGATAGGTCACTCCCAACAGCAGTGTGTAGGGCTGGAAGTTCGAGCCGCCGGGGATCCGGTTCACGACGTTGCGCGCCGGGATATAGGTCCACTGATCCGCGAACGACGTATACATTCCGGTCACCATGTCGAGCACGGTCTTATCGGTGACGTCCATCGCCCCGACGATGCCGCTCTTGAAATTGTCCTCGAAATAGAATTGCCGAATGCCGGTGGGAGCGGCCTGATTACGTATCCGCACTGCGCGTTCCTGCATGGACTGTTCGGGCAGAACTTGCGCGCCCCAATTCTCCTGGCCGAGGAAACCGGAGCGGTCGGTGGCTTGAATCTGCACCATCCATCCGTCCGTCATTCCGGAGTCCGTGAGCTGCTGGGATGCCTGCACGTCCACGTTGGTAGTGAAGCCCTGGAAGATAATCACGTCCTTGTCCACCGCGCCGTCCTGCCGGCGGAACGACACCAGCACGCCACGACGGATCGCTTTCTTCTCCACCACCTTCCGGAGCCATTCGCCTGGCTGCGGCTCCCACATCGTCAGAGTGAGGACGGACGGGTCGGGCTGATCCCACACGTTGTCGCGGCCCCACGCGATTGTCATGTCACCGACCAAGGTAGGCCGGTCGATCGGGAAGACCGTCTTCCCCGTGTTGGTGTCGGTGATCGGGAAGCATTGCAGGAACGCGCCGTCAACGGCGATCGAGGGGAGCGGGTTCACCATGTCGTCACACTCCCAGTCTCATCGCCGGAACGACGCCGCGCGTCCGGTTGTTGCGGCCGATCGCGCCGGTGACGGACTCCGCGACACGCTGCGGATCCACGATGCCGGATCCGTCCACCTTGACGTTCACGGACTGGTCGATCTGCTGGACCACGGTTCCGCCGGTGCGGAGTCCACCCAGATCCGAGAGCGACGGATATCCGCCGGCGAGCTGCAACACGCGCGGGTTCTGCACGTTCCACGCCGGCGCCATGTACGCGGAGGCTCCGGGGATCGCGGGGGACAGCGTGGCGCCGAACAAGCTGGTCATCCAACCGGGAGGAGACGGGAAGCTGATATTGGATATCGCGGAGATCAGCGACTGTACGAAACCGATGACGGTCGATATCGCGTCTCCGACGGCGGACGCGGCGGAGGAGACCGCATTGAACGCGGAGGAGCCCACGGACGAGACGCGTTCCCACAATCCCACCACTACGTCCACGACGCCGCCGATCACGGATCCGATCGCGGACGCCACGGCGGACACGACGGCGGTGACGGCGTTCCACGCTGCGGACGCTGCGGCGAGGATCGCATTCCACACGGCGGAGACCACGGCGCCGGCAGCGGATATCACGGCGCCGATCGCGGCGCCCACGGCGGATACCACGGCCACGATCGCGTTCCACACGGCGGACGCTGCGGCGAGGATCATATTCCACGCCGCGACCGCGAACGACGCGATCGCCGTCATGACGCCCATGAACACGCCGACGAACGCTTGCACGGCCGCGACGATGAAGTTCCAGACCGCGACGGCAGCGGTCACCATTGCCGACCAAATCGTTTGGAACCACGTCGTTTTCGTTGCGATCAGGACGATCACGGCGATCAGCGCGACCACGGCGATCACCACCCATGTCAGCGGGTTGGCGAGCAACGCGGCGTTCCATAACCACTGCGCCACGGTGACGATCCGGAGCGCGACGGCCATAGTCTTGATGAATCCGGCGACGGCGGAGAGGATAACCAAACCCTTCGCCACGGCGGCGAACGCGATCATGCCGCCGATAATCGCCGGCAGCGCGGGCCCGAGTCCGTCCACCAGCGCGGCGACCAGGGACGCGATCACCGGGAGGGCCGGCGCGATCGCCACGATCACCTGCGAGAATGCTTCCGCGACTTGCACGATCGCCGGCGACAAGGTGGTGAACGCCGCCGATATCTGCGGGCCGACCTGCGAGGCCATGTTCACCAGCGCCGGGGTGATCGCGGTAATGATGCCGCCGAGCACGGAGAGCACGGACCCGAAGGGGCCGGCGGCTGCGGCGAGCTGCACGAACAGATTAGCGAGTGGGCCGAGGACTTCACCCAGTGTGGAGAACACCTGGAAGATGGAATCGACGTTGATCGACGCGCCGAACTGGATCAGTTTGGTTATCAGCGTGTCGAGGCCGGGGCCGAGGCGGGTCACGAACTCCGCTGCTTTGTCACCGATCGCCTGCAACCCGGTGGTGTTCTTCGCTACCGTTTCCGCGAAACCGTCGAACAGGCCGGACACTGCCCGCGCTACGCCCTGCATCTGCGGCTGAATCGCGTCGAGCACGCCGCCAAGTTTCTCGAAACCTCCGGTCATGCCCTTGGAGAACTCTCCGGACATGGCGGACTTGAATCTGTCCAGGGCAGGTTGCGCGGCGCCGGCAGCTTCCTTGATCCCGTCGAGGCCGGCCATCACAACGCCGAGGGCAGGCAGCGCGAGGACACCGACACCGGCGGCAGCGGTGCCCAGGGCCGCGACTGCGCCGGCGGCCGACGCCGCACCCGAGGATGCGGCGCCGGCGAGCGCGGAGAACTTGGCGAGGGATCGGCCGGCCGACGCGAAACCGGAGTTGTCGGCGCGAGAAATGATCTGCACCAGCACATTAGCCATTCGATCGCCTCACGTCTTCCGCTTGTTCTTCGAGTATTTCGATCAGGGTTGCCAGCATTTCGTCCGTTTCCGCCAGGAGTGCGGCCGGCGGTACCTGCATCGCTATAGCGAGGGCGGCGACCATTCTGCCTGGCTCGTCGTCGCCGTAGGGTCCACAGGCGTAACGTCCTCCGGCGCCGTCACCGTCTCCGACTCCTGCACGAACTGGTCGAAATTGCCGGCGAAGCGCCCGAGGCGGAACAACGCGTGCCACGCCAGGAACGTAATCGAGCGGTCCGGATCCTCCGCGATAGTTCCCCATTTGTGCTGCCGCGCAACGGATGCGAGTTTCATGCGGTCAGCGGTCACGATCACGATTCCCTCGTGTGCGGTCCCGTCGAGCATGGAAACGTCCACGATCATCTTTTGAATTGCCACAGTATCGCCTTTACTTGTCGGTTACCGAAGCGGGCGAAGTGCCCGATCGGCATGTTGTTCGTACAGATGGTCAATCGGGGCGCCGTAGAGCGCCGGCCGGAGGTACGGGTGAGCATTCATCACGCTAGTTCCGTACTCCTGGAACGACGCATAGGGCGTCCGGTTGGACACAACACCAGTACCACCCGCAACCGACACACGGTTAGACGCGGCGAGCCGGCCGGTGCGTTTGGCGGCGAGGCCGGCCGCGCGATTGCGGACGGCGTTCGCGGCCTCCGTGGTTGGCTGCCGTAGGTCTGACATGTTGTCGGCGGATCGCGCCAGCGCTGCGAGCGTGGCGCGATCCCCGTCAACATCAACGCGGATCCGCATCGACTAGGCCGGCGCGGGTGCCGGCGCCGGCGGAGTCGTCGGCTCGTATTCCACCGAGTCGTTGGTCGAGTCCGGCGTGAACGTGGGCATCCCCACGAAATCGAATTCCGCTTCGGAGATGTTGCGCTTGCGCACGTCACCGCCGAACTCCACCGGGTCGATAACCACGGTGCCGGCCACGGTGGCCGTCTCGCCCTCGTACGGGATGAACCGAACGGGAACTTCCTTGCCGGCGTTCTTCCACGTCCAGTCGATCATGCCGTCCACCTCCGTGTCCTGCGCGGCGTTGAACTCCAGCTTGGCGGTGTAGAGCTTCTCGCCGGAGATGACGCCACCGCACAGGGTGGGTAGGTCGTCTTCCTTGTCGGAGTCGAACGTCACCTTCGCCGCCGTGACCTGGCAGCTAATATCGAGCTCCGAACCGACAGATCCGAAGATCAGCGAGCCGGGGCCAAGTGCCTTGATCGGTCGTTTGATTGCCATTGTGTCTACCTTCCGTGGTGGTTAGAACGTGTCGGTACTAGTGGTAACGATCAGCGACGGCAGCGGGCCGACTCCGGACGGAGTGGAGACCGCCGGCCGCGCCGGCTCCTCCAACGTGAGCACGCCCATCGCCTGATCGAGCAACGTGTCCAGGTCGCGGAGATACTGCGGGGAACCCATATCGCCGGCAATCAGGTGAACGTCGGCGCGGATCACCAGCGACCCGCACAACGTCGTTTCCGTCACGTCATGCACGGTCACCCAGGCGCCGGGGATCGACAGGTCGCGGGGATCCGTGGTGGCCTGCATCCCCGTCGATCGGAGCGCTGCCACCACGGCATCGAGTGCCTGCACCAAACCCATCAGCCCACCACCAACGGCCGGTAGGGGCCCATGCCCAACAGCCGATCCACGTCCGGATCAAACCGGGAGACGTACGTCGGACCCATCTCCGTGAACGCTTCCACGCCAGCCGGACTGTTACGCCGGCGGACGAGACGCGCCGCGAGCATCGTCGCGCCCTGCACGACGTGATCTGGGTATTCCGTGCCGTCCGCCGGGACCGGATGGAACTGCCGCACAAACGAATTGACGGCAGCGGTCACCAGCTCCACGTACTCGAGTTCCGTTGCGGAGTCCGTCACCCCCAACCAGCGGGCCACTTCGGTCCCGCTGGTCGGGTTCTGCTCGGGGGCAGTCATGCTAGCCCGCCGGTGCCGGCGCCGGTGCGGCCGCGAACTCCACCTTGACGATGCCGGCGGCGTTGTCGAGGGTGAGCGCGGTGTAACCGAACAGGGCTGCATCCTTGCCGCCGAGCGAGACGTGTTCAGCCTCCACGCGGAGCGGCGACTTCGGCAGCTCGTAGAACGTGATCGCGGGCTTCGCGCCGGCGATCAGGGTGCCGGCCGGAACGTCGTTGGACCACGTGATCTTTTCCGGGGTGACGCCCATCATTCCGAGGAACGCCGGCACGTTCTGCTGCGTGATGCTCAACAGCGAGAGCTGATCGGCAGGGTTGGCGACGTAGAAACTCGGCGCCACGCGGAGCGCGCGAGTGACAGCGGCGTTCGCGACCACCATTGCGGTAATGAGATCCGTTGCGGCAGCGTTGACCACCGGGGTCGCGTTCGCGATCGCGAACGCCACGGCCGACGCGTCGGTGACCACGGCGTAGGACTCGTTCATCGCCTGCCAGTACGCCTCCAACACGGAGGAGTCTCCGAAGTCGTAGAACTTCCGGTCGATATCGTGACCGCCGGCCCAGCGGACTGCTTCGGACTCGTACGGTTCGATGCTGACCGGGTTGGTGGGAATCTCCGTCTTGTTGCCGGCGTACTGCTTCACCATCGGCTTTTCGCGCCAGCGGAAACCTTGGATCCGCCACGACGTGAGGTCGCGCTTGTTGAGCAACGGGATGAACGTGCGCGGGGTAGCGACTCCGGACCACAGGTCACCGAGCCACTGCGGAGGGGTGGCGTCGATCATCGCGGCGCCGGTGATGTCAGCGAGCGCGAAATGAGCCACGTCCTGACCCGCGTGGCGGAGGTAGATAGCGTTCGCGGCCTCGCGAACCGACAGGTTGCGTGGAGTGGACGCCGACAGGTGAACACCCTGCGGAGCGATCGCCGGCCGGGACGCGGAAACTGCCGGAGCTGCGGGCGCAGATTGCGGTGCGGCCGGCGCCGGCGGAGTCGCCACGGGCGGAGTCTGCGGCGCGGCCGGCGGATCCACAGGCGTCACGGCGAGCTGATCGGAGGTGATCGCGTCCACCTCGTCGGCACCGAAGTGTTCGCGAGCACTTGCGCGGGCCTGATCTTCCGTCTGACCAGCGCGGATCATTGCCAGGATGAAATCGAGGACGTTCATAGTGTTCCTGTCTGTGTTGGTGTATTGAGCTTGCAGACTCTTGATCCGCGCGTCCGCAAACGCCGGAGTATCGACCAGCGCAACGCCGGTCATAAGCGAGTCGAACACGTCGTTCCCGTTGCGGCGAATACCTGCCAGCTCGGCAGAAAAAGCGTCGTACACGCCTTCCTGGATCTGCTGGATAGCGGCATCGCCGTCGGGCGTCCGGGCTATCCGGAACGTCATATATAGGCCGTCGTCGCGAGATTCCCAACCGAGAGCCTGGCCGACCGGCCGGTGACCGGGAGTGCCGGAGTGGTTGAAGTGCAGCTTGACGCGCGAGATATCGCGCGGCACACGGACCGCACCCCGGCCGATCTTCAACGGGCCGGCGGTAGTCATACCCTCCGACTCCCACGGCAGCACAAGGCCGGCGACCGTGCGCGTTTCCGCCGAGGCGTGCGCGATCCCGGTAGGTCCGTCCACGCTCACGTAGTCGCCAGCCGACGCGGAGAACCGTCCAGACTCGCCGGGATCCGGGCGGTAGTGCCGGCCACGACGCGCCATGTCCACGCGCGGTATCTCGCCGGTCTGCAACCGCATCACTTGAGTCTGCAACTCATTGTTCCGCGCTTCGAGCGCCGAGTAGTTGCCGTTCACCTTGTCCTCCACGTGAGTCACCGATCCCTGCACACTGTCGACTTTCTCCTGCACGTGATCCATCCGGTTGTCCATCCGCGCCATTGCCCACAGTGAGGTGATAACCGGGACGGCGAAACCGAGCACGGTCGGAGCGAACTCCGCGATCGGCCGGCCGGAGACCATCGCGTAACCGAACGCGACCAGCACCAACAGGACGATTGCGATGCCGCCGGCGAGTGCCAGCGTGCGATCCCGGTCAGTCATCGTTCCGTCTCCTCGTCGCCCATGTCGGGCAGGTTGCCGGCCGCGTGCAGGATCCACCCGACCAGCGACGCGACGCCGGCCGCGAGGCCGGCGAACACGCCGTAGCCGAAGTCCACCCAGTCCACTGGTCAGCCCTTGTTGAGCAACTTGGCGAGGCCGTCCACCAATGTCAGATTCTGGCCGGCGTCGTTCTGGCCGAGCTGCGGCCAACCGTTGCCTCCGGGGCCGCGCAACTGCTCCCAAACCTCGCGCAACATCTGCTCCTGCTCCGGTGTCATATCGTCGTTCCCTTCCGGTTGAGGCGCCGGAGGTGCCGGCGCCGGCTTGTAAATTCCCAGGTGCCCATCGAGGAGCTTGCGCGCGAACTGCGAGGTACGCGAGTCACCCTCCGGGCGAGCCATCTGGTAGTGCATCTCGTCGGCGCGTCCCCAATCGGCGCCCCAGAAAACGGAGCCCTCGAACAGATCGAGGCCGCGACGGATCTTCGCGATCCTGTCGGCCGGCATCACGCGCTGCCCCCACGGGTACTTGGGCGCGTTCACGTCCACGGCGGTACCCGACAGGTGGTTGCTGTTGGCAACGTCGTTCGTGTTCGACCATCCCCAAACGGGAGACAGAATCTCCTCGACGTTGAGGTCGTACCACTTAAGCCAGGCTCCGAGGACGATATGGGGATCGCCTTTCCGGAGCGGCGCGGTATCGACCAAGTACAGATCGGGGATCCGGACGATATCGCACTCGTCACGGTTGCACATACGCCAACCGTTTTCCGAATGCGAATAGCCGTATGCGGTTCGGAACGACATAGCTCACTCTCCCTTGGTTGCAGTCGGGGCGGTAGAGGAACCGCCGTCGTCGGGCGTGCCGGCCGTCCCGGACGGTCCGATCACGTCCTCCAAATCGAACTTGATCGAAATCCCCTCCGGCACAACGTCATCCATCCCGAGACGCGCGGATATCGGAGACATGAACGCCGACAGTCCGTAGTCGATCAGGTCGCGTGCCTTCGACTCCGAGGTCTGGTAGTTCAAGCTCGCGCCCTCCGTGGTGGCGTCCACGACGAGACCGGGGATACCCATCGCGCGCGCCACGTCCAGCGACGCGGCGTTACGCCCTTCGACCAGCAAGTGCTCGAGGGGGGCGCCGTGCTCGCGTACTTCGATGCCGGCCGAGGTGAATGCAACGCCGCCATTCTCGCCGGCACGCGCTTTCTGCCACGCCGAAATGATCCGTTCACGGTCGGTATCGCTAATCACCACATCGTTGGTTTGATGCAGCTCCAAGTACGCGGACGGGTTGCGCATCGCCTTCGCTGCGGAGGACAACAGATCCGTGGCGTGTTGAATGATGGTGTCGGATCCGATCAGCAAACCCTCGTCAGAGCCGGGGATCAGGATCACGGATCCCTCCGACGCCTGGAACTCCTCGCCGTCAGCGTCGGTGAACAACACGGCGCCGTCCTCGTCACGGAAACGCCAGGCATCGAACGGGATCCGATCGGCTGCACTGACCATCCCGGCATCATCTCGCTGCACCGCCCAAGCAGACCAGCCATAGAACAGAATGTCATCCACGGTCCACAGCATCCGGTGGTACGGCGAGACAGGTCCGTCCGTGCGGTCGATCCAGGCCGGTTGGTTGGCGATTTTCGAGTCACCGCTATATGCGGCGAGCGGCATCCGCGCCACGGAGTTACAGATGGTCCGGCGAGCACGATTCACCGTGGGGATCCGCATCGCCTGCGCGCGCGTCGGCCGGCCGGCGTTCGGAACCCAGTCCGGCGCGACGATGTGCCACAGGTGGTTAGGTCGCGAGTACGGGGACGCGATCGCCTGCTGCACTCCCATACGCGCATCGCCGGCAGCGAGGGCCGGCATCGCGAGCGCCGTCCGGACGCGCTGTAGGAAACTCATAGCGCCGACTCTCTCACGACATGCGCGTTCACTGAAGCGCGGAATGCAGCCGAGGCGCCGCGCGTCTCGTCGTGAACCTGCCGTAAATGCGCCGCCACCAGCCGATACGCGGACGGTCGGGTATGCGCCAAACCGCGCCAGGCGCAGTGCCGGCAGCACACGACGACGCTGTAAGGCGTCGCTTCAAGCACATAGTGCGCACTTTGTCTAGCCATGTCATCAACTCCAAATCATCGGGGTAACAGGGGCAGGTGCAGCGGTGAGGTCGTACGCCGCGACGGTCGCCGCTTCGAGCGCGGTCACCGAACCGCCGAGACCACGGCGCGCGAGCATCACGCGGTCACCAGAGGTCCGGAGCGAGACGTTGGTGAACGCGTCCTCGAACGCCGGGTGAGCGCGGAACAGCGCGCCGGGGCCGGCCTCCGGATCCGTGATCGGCCGGCGGATTCTGTCGAGGATATCCGTTGTGGCAGTAGACATTTGAGTGTCAGCGAGCCGGCGAACCTTGGCACCTTGGCGCTCCGCCTCGTCCGCGACACCAGCGGCCGGCCCGGACTGGGAGACGACGATGGACGCGGAGTGATCGCGGGCAAGCTGCGCGAGCCGATCGGCCACGCCGGCAGCGGACGGAAACCTGTCGATCACCTCGCACCACGGGACGCCGCGATCATCCACGGACGCCGCGACGATTGCCGCATCGTCGCGCTCGTAAGCCACGGCCACACCGAACACCACCCGGCCGGCCGGCAGCGGATCCACGCGGGTTGCGAGCTGTACCAGCTCCTCCGGGATCAGCCGCTCGAACACCTGTGTGCGGCGGTTGCCGTAGGCGCGGATGAACTCACCAGGAGACAACTGCGCCCGCGCCGTTTCGAGGATGGAACGGTCCTGTGTGTAGCCGATCGCCGGGTGCGCTGCGGCGATCGCATCATCGTCGTCCGGATCCACGTCCGGACCTATCCCGTAGTCGATCAGCGTTATCCCCGGCTCGCCGGCCCTACCACGGTCGATAAGGTCATGCAGCCACGTCGAGTCCGCGTTTCCCTCCGTGGAGACCACGATGGTCTGCGCGTTCGGCCGGGTGGCTTGCGTAGGAGTGATAGCGCCCATCAAACCGTGCGCCAGCTCCTCCGAGAAGAACCAGCCCTCGTCCACCACGTTCAGATCGGATTGATTACCGTGCAGCGAGTCCGGGGTAGGAGGGTGCGCGCGGATCCGGGATCCCAGCGCCGTGAGGGTCAGTGACGTATCTCCGGCGCCGCGCTTCGACTTAAGCGCCGGCGCGAGCGGGGACCGGTCGGCGGCGTCCATCATTTCCCACATCTGCTCACGCGCCTTGATTCCGGTCTGCGCGGTGTACCACACACGGGCGGCGTGGCGCATCATCATCCGCTGTGTCATCGTCGCCCACATGAGGAACGTCTTCCCGGACTGCCGAGGAACGGTGACGACGACGAACGGGTTCAGGAGCCGGCCGGCCTTGTCACACTCACCGATCCGCAACGCGGCCTCGCGCTGCCACGGCATCGGATCGCCGCCGTAGAGTCGGCCGACGCGGAGGATCTTCGGGCCGTAGCTGTGCGCGCTACGGCGCGGTGTCAGATATCGGGGTGCCACTAGGTTCGCCTTCCAGATCCGCACTACCGAGCTGTGTCAACAGATCAGCAATGCCGGACTCCAACGTGCCCTGCCGCGCCTCCGGCGTCATGCGCGCCTCGCGTAGAGCCTCCGTGATAGCCGGTATCAACTTGGACGGACCGTAGGACTGGTTGCGAAGCTCCATCACATCGAGGGCCCACGCGCCGGCCCGGAGGACCGTCGTCAGCCCTTCGTCCACGTCGTCGGTGATGTGCTGCTCCGAGGCGGCAGCGATCGCGCGGTCCATCGCGTCGCTGTGCCGGCCGCGTGTCACCTGCCCTTCTCGGACGACGGCGGACGCCTCCACCTCGAACAGTTCGGATTGGCCGGCGCCGGGAGCGCGGGGATCCGGACGGGGCATGGCGGCACCTCCTGTCGGTTCGTTTCCTGCACCATACTCGCCGCCGGCGACGCGATGTTTCACGTGAAACATCGCCGTGTGTGTTTCGTCACATGACGATTCCTTAAAATACGTTTGGCGCGGATCTATTTTTTCGTTTCGTCACGTGACGTTATGTACCGACCGCGCTCTGCCGCCCGGGGAAAGAGAGAGCGG